TCTAGCAATTTGGTTTGCTAATCCTGCTATTTTATCATGCGTTTGTCTTTGCATTATACGACATAATTTTTCGTGACTATCTAATCTAGTATGTGCTGTATTTGCTGTTCGTTTATTCATTTGGAAATTCTTTTTCAAATTTTTCTTTTTCAAAATTTCTTTCTTCGTATTTTTGGATTTCTTTAGAAGGTTCTGTAAACACAAAATCTTTTACTTTTTTACCTGTACTAAAAACTGCATCAAGTGCTTCTAGAGCATATCTTGCTGTAATATCAGCTGGAAAAAATATATCAGCATTATCTTGCATTGGATCATCGCTATATATTTCTTCAAATTTATCTTTCGCATATTCTTTACCAACTAATGGATTTCTATATGGTTTTAATGAATACGTTTTTCTTAACCCTGCATTTTTGTTAAAACCAAAATTAAGTCTGTTTATTATATTGTCTAAATTTGCTTCTTTAGATAAAAATTTACCAACAGCTGTATCTTCTTTTTTTATTGCTTTTAAAACTTTATCGATTATATTACTTCTAGTTTTATTTGGTAAATTATCCATAAAAGCTGGATAATTACCGCCTAAGAAATTTTTTTTAGCAGCTTGTATAAATTTATTATAATCAGTAAATAACATTAAATTATCTGCATTAATATTAAAGCTATCAAGTATTCTTGCTGTTCTGTTAAGTATTAATCTTTTATGATTTAAAGGTCCTGCAAATATATCTACAAATAATCCAGCTTGATTTGCAACATCTGTAATTGTTTTACCTCCGCCTACACCTATACCTTTAGCTGGAGATTGTAACATTGATAAAACATTTGCAATATCTCTATAAGTAGAAAAAAAATTATTATCGAACAATTGAGTTATAGTTGACCTATTATTATCTAAAAAAGCATTTAACTTTGCACCATTCAAAGTATCAGTTTGTCTAGCTCCTATATATTTTAAAATACCTGGCTCATATGTAGATCCATTTACTTCTGACATCATTTTTCTTAAAAAAATTGTTCTTATTTCATTTACTGTTTTATTAGGTAATTTTTGAGTAAGTAATTTAAGATTATTAGTTTTAGTTCCAGTTTGCAAAATATGATCTACAATTTTTCCAGGACCAGCACTATCTATAGCATCCCATGTTAAACCTGGTAAAGCTTTTGCTACTACTGCATTTTGATCTAATCTAAAATTATTTAATTCTTCGTATTGTTTTAAAACAGATTGTGTACTTTTTAACTTAGCAAATTTTTCATCACCTAAAATATACTGATAATTTTTTCCAAATTTTTTAAAAAATTCTGCATGATTCATCTTTATTACGCCTGTTGAATCAGGAGCTACATTGTTAAAATAATTTCTATATAATGCTTCTTCTATTTTCATCTTAGCACTAACAGGCATAGCAAAAGATGTACCAGTATTATTTTGAAATATTTTTCCAAAGATAGCGGCTTGTTCTCTTGATTCAATAGAATCACTTACTAATTTAGTAAATAGAGCTTCACTTTTTGAAACTTGTTTTCCAAGTGTACTATTAAAAGCTAATTTACCTCCTGCAAATTCTTCTGAAAAATTAGCAAAAATAGAATTTCTTTTTAAATCTAATAAAATTTGTTTATCATTAAATGCTTTAGCTAATACACTATCACCTGATTCAGATAATGCTTTTGCAATATTTTTATTTAATTCTCCAGATAATTTTCTTAAAGCACCTTGTTTAGTTCCTACTGATGCTTGTTCTAATAAATCAACTGCATTTTTTAAAGTATAAACTTGTTTAAGATTTAATTCACCTTTTTTCGCTAGTAAATTAAAACCTTTTCTTAAACTTTTTAAATCACCACCAATTTTACTAAAACCAGCTTCATCAAATAATTTTCGTAAATTAAATAAAGTATTATTATCTATTGCTAATTGAATATTTTCTGGTTTAGCTTTTTTACCTGGTACTCTTTTTAAACTTTTTGGTAAGATACCTTTTAAATCAAATCTTTTTATTTCTTTATCTAATACATTAAAAGCTTTATTTAAATTTATATCTACCACATCTTTATTTTGATTAACTAATTTTAAAAGATTAGAATCAACTACATTTAAAGTTCCTTGAAGTTCTCTATAGGTGTCATTTAAATAAACACCAAATTCGTCTAAATATTTAGTTGCTGCATCTGATACAAAACTTTTTTCTAATTCGGCAACTTGTTTACTTGTTTGTAAAGCATTTAATTCTGCTAAGTCAAGAGTATATTTAGCTTGACCTTTTACTTGATTTTCTATATTTTCTATAAAACCATCAGCAACGACATTATCGACTTCTTTTAATCCTGTTGTTTTTTTCAATATTTTATCTTCGATAGATTTTATTTGTGATTTAGATTTTAAATTGCTTATTTCATCTGATAAAATTGCTTTTTGTACTTTTGAAGTTTTAGCTGAAAGTTCACCACCTTCTAATAAACCTTTACCTATTGATACTGCAAAATATTTATCTGCTTCTTCACTAGTCAAATTGTAATCTTTTTTCATTTTTTCTTTGACTTTATTTACTTTATCAAAAACTTCTGTATTAGTTTTACCTTTAGTATCTACATAATCTTTTATAGTTTTTGTACTTAAAGAATTTTTGCCTAAAATTGTTGGTAAAACAAATTTAGCGGCAGCTAGAAAAGATGCTGTTGCTGCTGCATCAATAGCTCCATATTTAATAGCTTGTGCTTTTGCAAGTTTATCAAATTCTTCTGGTTTTAATTGTTCATTCATTAAACCTAATTTATGATAACCATACATTAATCTTGCATATTCTGTTAAACCAGCTGATATAGCAGATCCTCCAACAGTGCCTACAGGTCCAAAAGCACTACCAAAAGTTCCGCCAACAATAGCTGCAACTATAGGTCCACTATCAGCAGCAAGATCACTAAAATCACTCATAGATAAATTTGGTGAATCTACTGCAGCGTATAAACCTGTTCCGCCTAATTCTTCTGGAATTTTATAAACAAAACCTTTTTTAGTTTTATTTTCATATTTTAAATCTTGAAATTTAACATCAACTTTATCAAAATGTTTAGCAACTTTTTCCTCTCCAAATTGTTCTATTAATTCTCTTTTTAATAAATCTTTTATATTTATTGCTCTTTCTTGATCTCCTCCTATTCCAAAACCTGCTTTAAATCTTATGTCACTAGAAATTTCTGTATCTTTACCAGCAGCAATACCATTAACATTATACAATGTTTCCATAGGTAAATACTCTGATTTAGTTTCTATTCCTACATCATCTACTAAAAGAGAATTAAAACTTTTTTCAGCTTTAGGTGTTGCGTCTTTTATTAATTCTAAATCGTAACCATTATTTTTTAAAAATTCTTTTTCTACTTGTTCTTCACTTTTACCTTTACTTTCTACTTTAAATAAATCAACTGGCTCACCCTGAATAATTTTCTTGGCGTCTTCAGGTTTTACATTAAGTTCAAGAAGTCTTTCAAAATCTTTTTGTTGTTCTTCATTAAATTTTGTTTCAGCCACATTAATTTCCTATTTTTTCTTTTGATTTTTTTTAATAATTTCTTCTATTTCTTTTTGATTTTCTTCCTTAGCTCCTAAAAATTTATCAAAAGCACTTACTTGTGGAATTGTTTTATCAGCAAGTATATCTTGATATAATTTTGCTTGAATTATTTTAAATGGCGTTATATCTTTTTCTGTTCCATAAAGTGTAATTAAAGTTTCTTTTTTAACTTCTGGTTTAAATTTTTCAGATAGTTCTTTAGCAGCTTTGTCTGTTGCTAAAGATTTAAAATTAACAGAACCTGTTACATCACCACCAGGATATGCAAACTCTTGAGCATAAGGATGTGCTGTATCTTCGATTAGATTTAAAGCTTGTTCTGCTGAAACTAATACTTTTAAAGCTCCTGGATTAGTTTTTAAACTTCCAGCGCCTTTTAATAATAATTGTAAATCTACATTTGATACTGGATATAATTCTTTTGCTTTACCTAAAATTCTATTACCAGAATCAGCATCTATTATTTGTTTAAATTTAATTATTTCTTCTTGACTTGGAACATATTCTGCATTCTCTGCATATTTTTTTCTTATATCAGTTATAAAACCTGAAAACCCTAAACTATCTGCAACTTCTTCTAATGGTGCAAAAAAGTTTTCTAATATTCCTGTAGGAGTATAGTTTTTATTTTTTAATATTTGTGAATACGTTCTATTTGAAGCTAATTTTGATGCTTTATTTTCTTCAAATGTTTTACTATAAGTTTTAAATAATTCAGAAATTACTTTATCTTTAGGATCAGCGACCCTCTTAGGTTGTTTTAATGCTTGAAGTTTTTTTGCTTCTATCTCACCTCTTTTAGTTTCAATTGCTTCTGACTCTAGAAACCCTTTTTTCTGACCTGAAGCTATTTTACCTAATGGAGATTTAGATTGAGTTATAGGTGTAAAAGATGATGCTTCTATAATAGTATTCAATCCAGACAAAAACATCATTCTTTTTTCTCTATCATCATATACTTTTGTTAATTTTTTCTCT